GTGGTTCCCACCAGGTCAGCTGGTCAGCTTCGTGCAAGAGATCTTGCACCGCGTATCTGGCTTACAAACCGCAGTTACCTGCGGAACTTGGAGCCGCCTACACGACTGTCTTAGGAGTCTTAGACTCCTTAGGCTTTGAGCTTAACCCTCGCATCATTTGGGAAGCTGTTCCGTTTTCCTTCGTCGTCGATTGGTTCTTCGGCGTTGGAACGTTCTTACAGCGACTCAAGATTGATGCGTTGGAATTGCCGATCGTCCTTGTTGATGGATTTCTCCAATACAAGGAAACTTTGCATATCGAGTGGAGCTGGTTACGTGCCAATGATGGCACCTATGTCCCGCGTCCCAAGTCGGATAATGCAGTCTATGAACGAACTTTCTTTCATAGAGTGCCTATCTACCCGGACTATGCAAGTCTTGCTGGTCTTGGTTGGAAAATGCCGACCTTTAATCAGGCTTTGCTCGGTGTGAGCTTAGCCACTGTGCTTAGGAAATAAAGCACGGCATCTTTGCAATTAAGCTGAGGTGCAACGATACTTCAACATGAAAACCAAGAGATTATTTACTCTTATGACTTTCCTCTAGAGAAAAGGAGGACGGTTCATAGCTATACGAGGCCAAAAGCCAAGTGTTTAGCGGTTTCTAGTTTCCGTATCATTACTTGAGAATGGGATCAGACTGCGTAGCAGTATTTTACTGATTTCACTCATATTCCCCTCTTTTGAGGGAGGAGCATCACTATGTCTCTAGCTACTTCACAGACTCTTTCAAAGGATACGGCTACTGACGTTGACACCAACACGGTTGTTTACGCGTTGCGTGCGGCGGACATTGGCCGATCCGAGTTTTCTGTCGCTGGGCTAACTTTGCCCAGCGAAAAGAAACTTACGGTCTCTCATGAGGTCGGAAAGAGTCTAGAGCAGAGGCATCTTGTCCGTCTCGATCGAACTGAGGTCGATGCGTACGGGGTGCCTGCGACAATTTCCACTTACGTGGTTATTGTTCGCCCATCGAACACTGCTATCACTGCGGCGATCTGCATAGAGGAGGTAAATCGACTTGTCGATTTCCTCATCGAAGGCGGATCAAATGCTAATGTGACGGCAATTCTGAACAATGAAGTCTGATACCCTTAATGCTGTAGCTCAAATAGCTACCAGTTTTCTGTCTCACTTGCTAGCCCGAAAGGCTAACAAGAAGAAGCAAAAGGCTCGGAACGTTGTCAGAAATAGCGGCTCAAAATAGTACTGTTCGGTACTGCTTAGAGTGAATGTATCTTGGTAGAATCTAGGGATGCTCTTCGGAGGTGTTCCAATGTTAATTGGTGACCTGAAAAGCCTTCACCTGTTATGGGTGAACCTAGCGACTAACCAACGCTACCAATCGTATTTGGATAAGGAAGATATTCTCACCTTTACCAAACGACTGGAAAATGAGGGCTTGACATTCTTGACTGTTGTGCTTCCTCGTATTGGGAAGGCACTAGACCGCTTCCATTCCACATCGGAATGGATTCCTCCTGAAGGGTTTTCCCTTTGTGAGGACTCTGTTCAAGCTTGGTTATTACCGGGTAAGGTACAAAGCCTTACCTGCGATATTCCCTTGTTCTTGAATAGGGCTGTCGAAGCAGCTTTGAATGGCGACTCTTTAGCCGTAGATTGCGTGCGTCAGCTGACGCTCGTCTTCTATAAACTGGAGGTTGACCATGGTGAAGAATTGGAG